GCCACGTTCATCTGGTGGGGGATATGCCGGCGATGCAGATACCAAACGATATAGTAGTTGGTTACCTGAGGTTTATCAGGGACAACCTAATCGTGTACAAAGATATGGTCAATATGACCAAATGGATTTAGATAGTGAAGTGAATACTGCATTAGATACTATTGCAGAATTTTCTACATTGAAAAACGAATATAGTAAACTTCCTTTTCATGTTGAATATAATCAAGATTCAAGCGAAACAGAAAATGATATTATTCAAAAATCACTAAGACAATGGTGTTCTCTTAATAAAATTAATAAGAGAATGTTCCGTATCTTTAGAAACACAGTCAAATTCGGAGACCAAATATTTGTTCGTGACCCGGAAACATATAAACTTTTTTGGGTAGATCCAGCTAAAATCGAAAAAGTTATTGTTAACGAAGGCAAAGGCAAAAAAAATTGAAGCATACTATATTAAAGATTTAGATATTAATCTACAGAGCCTTAATATTACTGCCGATACAACTAAACTATTACAAACACAAACAGGTCTTACAGGAGCACCTAATATTAATGCGAACACTACACAAGGCTATACAGCCGGCGGCGCTGGTGGTAGTAGATTTGTGTCAGACCAAACATCAACGCCAGTTGATGCAAAGCATATTGTTCATATATCATTAAGTGAAGGTATCGATGGCTTCTGGCCTTTTGGCAACTCAATACTTGAACCAGTGTTCAAAGTTTATAAACAAAAAGAATTATTAGAAGATGCTATTCTGATTTATCGTGTTCAAAGAGCACCAGAACGTAGAGTATTCTATATCGATGTTGGTAACATGCCAACACACAAAGCAAGAGCCCACTTAGAACGTATCAAAAGTGAAATTCATCAAAGACGTATTCCAAGTAAAACAGGTGGCGGTCAGAATATCACAGATAGTGCATACAATCCACTATCTATTATGGAAGATTACTTCTTTGCTCAGACGGCTGAAGGTCGTGGTTCTAAAGTTGAGACACTACCTGGTGGTGAAAACTTAGGACAGATTGATGATTTGAAATACTTCAATGATAAGATGATGCGTGGACTTAGAGTTCCACCAAGCTATCTAGGTAGCTTAGACAGTGACGGTAACGGCTACAATGATGGTCGTGTAGGTACTGCATTCATTCAAGAATTTAGATTTACTAAGTTCTGTGAACGTTTACAAGCATTAGTATGTGAAGACTTGGACAGAGAGTTTAAGATGTTCATGAAGCACAGAGGTGTGGTTATTGAAAGTTCTTTGTTTGACTTGAAATTTAATCCTCCACAAAACTTTGGTAAGTATCGTCAAGCAGAAGTAGACCAAGTTATGATGAATGTATTTACTGCAATCGAAGGCGCAGAGTATGTAAGTAAGCGTTTTGCAATGAAACGTTTCTTGGGATTATCTGATGAAGAAATCATGGAAAACGAAAAGTTATGGCATGAAGAAAAAGGCACTGGTGACCCACAAGAAGCAGACGGACTTAAATCAGTAGGGGCAAGTGTTCCCGGCGGTGAGTTTGAAGGCGGCGAACCAGAGTTTGATGAAACGGATGCAGAGACAGATGAAGAAGGTTCACCAATAAGTGGCGCGGAAAATTCCGAAGAAACAGACGAAATCGATCCAAACGTATAAATAGATATAGTCAACGGAGTTTTTAAATGAAGTATAGTGATATCAATGAAAATTATTCACCTGATAGGGATGAACATAATAGCATAGAATTAGATGATACAAGAAAAAATCGTCTAACACTTACTCACCTTAATGACCTACGTAAGATGCGTGAATATAGAAAAGTACAGAATTCAGAAGCAAAAGAACGACTAAGCACTCAATATGGTGGTAGTTCTGATGCATCTGCTGAGCCTGAACTATAATATTTAAGTGTCAATAAATGTCTGAAAAGACAGTTAAATGAGTACATAAGTGATTGACATACTTTGTTAAATAACTTATATCACAAAATGGCTTGAAAAAATAGCCGTTTTGTTGCATTTCCTTAATAAACCCTCAAAACCTC